ACTTAGTAAGAGGTAAAACAATGTTTGATAAATTAAAAGAATTAGTCGGTGACAATTCAAATGCACTTGCTGAGATTGAAAATGCACAAAAAGCACTTCAAGACTCAACTTCAACAATAAACAAACTCGAAAAAACAAATGGCGACCTTCTTGTAGAGGTCAAAAAGTTTAAAGAGGGAAATAGTTTAGTTAAGAATGAACTAGGCTTAGATGAGCTTAACTCAGATACAATCAAACAAGCACTAAGCAAGTTTAAAAAAGATGATAATGCAGAAGTTGCAAATCTTCAAAAACAGCTTGAAAGTGTAACGAATGATTATGAGGGCAAACTCAAAGACGCTACAGGGAAACTTAACGGTTTTGTGATGGAGAGTGCTTTATCTCAAACAGGACTAGCACAAAAAGCGGCGAACGCTAAAGCTTATGAAGCATTAAAAAATGATGTTCTAAGTGGTGCTACATTAGACGGTGGCAATATCGTGTTCAAAAATGAAGACGGAACTACACGTTACGGTAATAATGGTAAGCCTTATGGGTTATCGGACAGAGTTGCAGAAATTGAAGCAAGTGAAGACTATGCACCATTTCTTAAAGCAACAAACAAAGGCGGTTCTGGTACTAACCCGAGCCAAAACTCTAACGGTCAAGCTAGAGAAATAACAAGAAGCCAATTTGATGGAATGTCACACACCCAACGTGCTGATTTTACAAAGAATGGCGGAACGGTTACAAATTAATAAAAGGTTGAAAAAATGGCTAATACATTAACAAATTTAGTTCCAGACTTATATGCTGCATTAAATGTAGTATCAAGGGAACTTACAGGGCTTATCCCATCAGTTACAATGGATGTTTCAGTTGCAAGAGCTGCTAAAGGTCAAACAGTAAGAGTGCCAATTGCACCAGCTAATGCAGCAGGCGAAGATATTACTCCAGCGATGAGTATTCCGAGTGCAGCTAATCAGACAATTAGTAATGCTGAAATTACAATCAGTAAATCAAGAGCATTTCCTTTTAGTTGGAATGGTATTGAAGAAAGAGGTTTAGATACAGGCGGCGGTTACTTACCAATCAGAGCGCAACAAATCGCAGAGGCTATGAGAGCGGCAGTAAATGAAATCGAAGCGGATTTAGCATCACTTCAATCTACTTTCTCACGTGCTTATGGTACTGCAACTTCTACACCTTTTGGTACAGCAGGAGATTTTACAGATGCTTCCAATGTTCTAAGAGTTTTAAAAGATAACGGCGCTCCATTAAGTGGAAATCAACTTGTAGTGAATACAGCCGCAGGTGCAAACTTTATCGGTAAACAAGGCAATTCAAGCGTTGCTTTTGATGACTCATTACTAAAACAAGGTATATTACAAACTGTATCAGGTATGAATATCCGTGAAAGTGGTTTCATTGAAACACAAACTAAAGGTGCTATGGCAAGTGCTACTACAACAGCGGCAGCACTTACAGTAGGGCAAACAGTTCTTCCTTTGGCTACAGCAGGTACGGGTGTTGTTGCAGCAGGTGATATTATCACTATTGCTAACGATACTAATAAATATGTTGTTACATCAGTTTCTTTTGCAGGTGCTAATCCAGCTTCAGGGGATACAGTTACAATCGCAGCTCCGGGTCTTCGTGTTGCACAAGCTTCAGCAGCTTATGCTATTACAGTTGTTGGTACATCTGCTCGTAATATGGCATTTAACCGTTCAGCTATCATCTTAGCTACTCGTATGCCAGAGCGTCCACGTGAGGGAGATATGGCTATTGACGTTATGGAAATTTCAGACCCTCGAACAGGTTTAACTTTTGAAGTTTCAATGTATCCGGGTCATAGAATGATACGCTACGAAATCGCTATCGCATGGGGTTATGCAAATATCAAGCCTGCTCATACAGCACTTTTGATTGGATAATTAAACTCTCTCTCTTTTGAGAGGGAATAAAAGGTAAAAAATGGAAACAGTAAAAATTAAAGCAACACATTCAAGTCAAGGTGAATTTGTAATCATCAACAAAGAAGATTTTGA